GTTTTATAGTGGATACTATGCACTTGGACATACCACACAAGTATGCTTACCTAACGCTTATTTGGGAAGCACATAAGCAAAGAGGTAATCTTACTCAAAAATCGTTAGAGGCTATCTACGTAAGAAACAAAGATATTCCTTTAAGCATATACTCTAACGTTCTTAATGAATTTTGGAATAAGGACAATGACTCTTACACTAACTCAAGAGTTACTGTAGATCTTCATCAAACCAAACAACATAGAGATTCATCTGTAAAAGGTGGAAACTCTAACGGATTACAAAAAATGGTTTCATCGGATAAGCGAACAGATGAATTTCGCCAACTGAATAAAATGATGCCACCAAAACATAACAAAAGACTTTCCGAAACAGAAGGTTTAGAGTTATACTGTAAACAACTTCTTGCAAACCCTGAAAAATTTACATTTAACAGGTTGAAGGAAATTATCTTATCATTTAAAGATAATGACCCACAATATTATCCAGCTTTAGGTGTTATATTTAGGGACACTCAAGGTAGGTTTTGGAAGCTAGAGCAAGAAATGTCTGAAGATGACAAAAGGCTTCATGTAATGCAAGGCGAAAAATGGCTTCATAAAAATGGCTATGATTGGAATGGCGATTTGATGGAGCGCAATAAATTACTTAAACAACACTATAAGGGGGAAACAGTATGAAATCAGATTCTGAAATAAAGCAACAAATAGCAAACGACTATGGGAAAGAGTTTTGGTATTACTCTAATGAGGAAACTAAAGCTTTAATGGAGGTTTATAAACGCAAGGAGGAAAACCAATGAAATCTGTAAAAATCCAAGGTAAAGACTATGTTATGGTCAATGAACGTATTAAAGCGTTCAGGGAAGCTCATCCACAAGGACAAATCATTACACAAGTAATGGCTAATGCTGATGGGCAAGTATTATTCCAAGCTAAAATTATCGTAGACGGTGTGCTAGTAGCCACTGGACACGCAAAGGAAACTGAGGGATCTTCGTTTATCAATAAGACTTCATATATTGAAAACGCAGAAACTTCAGCTGTAGGTCGTGCATTAGGAATGTACGGTATTGGTGTTGATGCTTCTCTAGCTTCTGCTGAAGAAGTAGGTAACGCTGTTAAGCAACAGGGTGACACTAAAGCCTCTCACGAAGAGCGGGTGTTTGATCTATGACATCTATAAACATTGATACTATAAGACCTGATGTTCAAGCACCGCAAGGCAGCCCGGAGTGGTTTGCTCTAAGACTTGGGAAGGTAACCGCATCGAGACTAGGGGACTTGATGAAAAAAACCAAATACGGTGAAAGTACGTATAAAACCAAACTTAGGATGGAGCTGGCTATTGAACGATTAACCGGTAAATCTGCATCTACTGTGGTTACGAACCAAGCGATGCGGGACGGGATTGATCGTGAGCCTGATGCTCGTAAGTTGTTTGAAGCAGTAACAGGTAAGGAGGTTGCTTTGTGTGGTTCTTTTGACCACCCAGAAATACCTAACACGTCAGCAAGTCCAGACGGTTTAATAATAGGTGAGGATGCAGTTTTGGAACTGAAGGCTCCAACGCACGTTACGCATGCTCGCAACTTAATGTCTGATACAATGGACAAGCGTTATGTGTATCAGGTACAATGGCAAATGGCATGTACCGAAACGGACCATGCTTATTTTGCTAGTTATCACCCAGACTTTCCCAAAGAGCTAAGGCTTAAATGGATGAAGGTTGAGCGTGATAATATGATTATCCTTGATCTTGAGGATGCAGTAAGGAACTTCGACATATCTGTCGAGGATTTAATAATTCAAATTACTAATGGAGGTAACAAAAATGGCTGAATATGATAACACCAATAGCTTTGCTTTATTCAAAAATGAAAAAGGGGATAACGAAGCTAGACCAGATTATACTGGTAACATCACCTTGGAAGGGGGTAAGGAAATGAGGATGGCTGCTTGGATTAAAACTTCACAGTCCGGTCTCAAGTTTTTAAGTGGCAGAATTTCAGAGCCACAAGTACAATCTGAAACAACTAATGCTGCTGTTGAAGGTTCGGAGGACGTGCCATTCTGATAGAGCAGGTAACCAATCACTTTGATGGCGTAAGGGAAACGGGCAATGGGCAATATTCTTGCCGTTGCCCTGCCCACGAGGATACTAGCGCATCACTAGGAATTAAACAGGGAGATGGAGACAGGATACTTCTAAACTGTTTTGCTGGTTGTGATGTTAAGTCTATTCTTGACGCTGCAAATTTAAAGTGGTCCGATATACTACCTGACAACAAATTATATCAAGCTGAAAAGCACGGGTTTAACCCATACGCAGTTCTTAAAATGATTCGCGATGAGGTTTTAATCATAGGACTATCTAGTGTCGACATACGTAAAGGCAAGGCTCTTAACGATGAAGACCATGATAGGTTATTAAAAGCAGTAGGTAATGTGCGTGATGCCTACATAAAATCAAAATAGGGGATTACACATGACAACACAAACACTTGAAGACATTCTTATAACCAATAAAGAAATAAATGGTTATATGGAAACAAGGAATACTGGTGAACATCTTAAAATTAAAACACCAAAAGACTATACAGATGATGTCAAGTCTTACTTTAACGATGATTTAACAAGCGGGCTAGCTTTACCATTCAACACAACTCATTCAGATTTCAGAGTAAGAGAGGGCGAGGTTACATTGTTAACTGGCTACTCAGGACATGGAAAGTCAGCATGGCTTAATTATGTAATGTTGCATCTTTTGCAACAACAAAAAACAATGATTGCTAGTTTTGAAATGTTACCTAAACAAACTCTAGGTAGAATGTGCAAACAAACTGGGGAGGCTGTTCCTAATGATGAATATGTTGAGGACTTTATTAACAAGCTACAAAAAAGACTTTACATGTACGACACTGAAGGCGAAACAACAACAGCCAAAAAAGTGCAGGAGGTTGTTTATTATTGCGCTGAAAAACTTGGTGTAAAGCTTATAGTGATTGACAGCCTTATGAAATGTGGAATACCATCAGAAGACTATGCTGGACAAAAAAGGTTTGTTGATGATTTATGTGTTTCTGCTAGGGATTTAGGTGTTCATATATTCCTAGTTGCCCATAGTAGGAAGACTGCCTCAGAAGACGATGGCAGTAGTAAGTTTGATGTTTCAGGAAGTTCTGATATTACAAACTTAGTGGATAATGTTATTTCTGTCCATAGAAACAAAAAGCGTGAAAGGGAGTTAGCTGAGGGTGGTCTTGATGAGAAGATTATGAGCTCACCTCCATGTTCAGTATTTTTACTTAAACAACGCCATGGGCAAGGCACTGAGACTAAATGGGGGTTTGGTTATGTACCATCCACCCTTGAATACACGGAGCGATGGTGATGATGATTAAAGACTTCATCAAAAGCATTAAAAAAACATTTGGGGATGATGTAGAATTCAAAGCTACGTCATCAGACGGTAAAATCTATAGGAGTAAAAACTATGACAAACTACAAAGTGACATCCAGCGAGGAGCTGGAACACGCAACAAGGCAAATTGGTGAGCTTGACTTATCTAAAGGTTGGGAGGTTGAGGTTAGACCTTTTGCCTTCAACCGTAGCACAGCTCAGAATAAAAGGTACTGGGCATTGATAAAAGAGCTAGGGTCTTTCCTTGGTTATGAAGATGCTGAAATGCACGAATTAATGAAATACAAATTCTTAAGTTATAAAACTGAGATGCTTGGGGAGGAAATTCCAGTTATACCATCCACCTCTAAGCTGACCATTAAGGAATTTGTTGCTTTTCTTGACCAAGTTGAACGCTTTGCTGTACAATTAGGCTTCAAACTTGATATGACTCAATACGGTTATTAAGGAGGATATAAAAATGGCTAGTCTTAAAAAGGTAATGGTGATAGGTGATCTTCATATTCCGTACATGCACAAAGATGCTTTTGCTTTTCTTGAAGCATTGAAAAAACACTACAAAGGCTTTGACCTTGTTGTTAACATCGGGGACGAAATTGACCAGCATGGGCTAAGTTTCCATGACTCCGACCCGGACTTACCATCTGCTGGTGATGAGTTAAAACTAACTAAGGCTTACATCAAAGACTTGGAGAAAATATTTCCAAAGATGAAGCTTGTTGATTCTAATCATTCTAGCTTAATATTTAGGAGAGCATTAAAACATGGCTTACCTAAAGCATACCTAAAATCCTATAACGAGTTCTTGGAAGTAGGAAAGGGCTGGGAATGGCTGAATGATTTAACTGTTACACTTAGTGATGGTTCAAGGTGTTTCTTTACTCATGGCATGTCAGCTAATGTTTTACAAATAGCTCAAAGAATGGGCATGCATACCTGCCAAGGGCACTACCATTCTAAATCTAGCATTCAGTATTTTAGTAACCCTGATAAGCTAATATGGGCAGCTCAAACAGGTTGCTTAACAAATCAAAAGTCACTAGCTTTTGGTTATGCAAAAAACTTTAAGGACAGGTTTGTAATGTCTTCATTGGTTATTGTAGACGGACAACCTAGAATCCATCCAATGGTCGTTAAGGATCATAAATGGATAGGTAAAATTGTCTAATGAAAAAAGCCGAAAAACTTAAGCTTAATAAAATCGCTGAATTCGGTTGTGTTGTGTGTAAATGGTATGAGGGGGTAGAAGATTTACCTCCTTGTAACATTCATCACATAAGAGACAAGACCGGAATGGGCTTAAAAGACAATGAAACAATTGGCTTGTGTCACTACCATCATCAAGGTAGAATGGGAATCCACACCATAGGTAAGAAAATGTGGGAAGAACGCTACGGAACACAGCGTGAACTTTATAAACGACTCATGGAGGAATTATGAATGTAGTAAACGAGGTTGATTATCAATACAATGAAGGCGATGCTCTGGAAACACAGGTAGGTGGCGACCATTATTCTAAATTGGCTATTCAGCCAGTAGAATATATCACAGCTAATAAACTTACCTACCTTCAAGGCAACGTTATTAAATACGTAACACGCTACAAAGACAAAGGGACGCCTTTACAAGACTTACAAAAGGCACAACATTATATACAAATGCTCATTGAGCTAGAGGAAAAATAGTATGGCATACAGCAAACAGGTGTTAGATCATTATGAAAACCCTAGAAACGTAGGAAGCTTAGATAAAGCTGACCCTAACGTTGGAACTGGTATGGTAGGGGCACCTGCTTGCGGTGATGTCATGAAGTTGCAAATTCAAGTAGATAAGAATGTTATTGTAGACGCTAAGTTCAAAACTTATGGCTGTGGAAGTGCTATTGCATCATCATCATTAGTAACAGAGATGTTGAAGGGCAAAACATTAGACGAGGCTCAAAACATTAAGAATACAACTATTGTTGAAGAGTTAGCATTGCCACCAGTTAAGATTCATTGTTCTGTGTTAGCAGAAGATGCTATCAAGGGAGCAATTAAAAATTTACAGGATAAGCAAAATGAAACTAAGTGATAGTGCAGTAACTAAGATTAAAG